CGCCGACCTTGACGGCGCCGGCGCTGTCGAAGTCGGGGAGCCACTGCCGCACGAGCTGCCCGCCGGTGGTGCTGACGCCGTGGAAGCCGTCAAGGCCGAGACGGACGACGTACAGGTCAGACAGGCCGGGGACGGTCGCGCCGACACCGTCGCCGTTGGTGTCGATGACGCGCGGCTCGACGCCGATCACGGGATCGCTGCTGCCGGCGCGGGCGCCGAGGTTGACGAACGGAACGCCGTTGTAGTTCTCGACGGTCCGCCCGAACGCGTCCTCGGACTTCGTGTAGTAGCCGGAGCGGCGAGCCAGTGAGCGGACGCGGGCAATGGTCTTCTTGTTGCCGAGGATCGCCGACGGGGTGTCGTCGACAGTCGAGAGCAGTTCGTCGAGCAGGTCGAGGGCGGCGTGAATCTCGCGGTTGGTGTCCATGGCCGGGCCGGTCCAGTCGGTGATCTCGCCGACGCCGAGCTCGGTTGAACTGCCGGCGAGGGCGAAGTCGAGCCCGTCGAATCCTTGCTCGCCGATCTCGCCCTCGGGCGTGCGCACGCGTATCCCGTTGATGACCTGGTCGGCGAAGAACGAACGCGCGCTCTTGATGGTCTGCTGCATCTGAAACGTGGTCTCGTTCGTCGCAGCGGGCCCGACCTGCGCGAGCACGCGGTCGAGCTGGAAGCTGCCGCCCAGCGGGGCGAGTTCAACGCCGTACTTCTCGCGGCGGGCTTCGGCGATCGGGTACTCGGTGTTGTAGGGGCGGAAGTGTGCGGGCCGTTCGTGGACGGTGCGCAGGTAGGTGTACGAGAGGGTCGCGCCGCCCCCGGCTGGGTTCACGGCGTCGTGAAAGGCGAGGTTGTCCAGCAGCCAACTCGACTTGCGGAACTCGTCGATCACCATGTGATCGAGGTCCTCAAGCGCATTCAGGTGCGCGTCGGCGAGTGTGATCACGCCTTGTGTCTCCTATCGGGTCAGCCGCCGAGGCGGGCGGCGATGGCGTCCTGCAACGACTTCGGACGCTGCTCTGCCGCAGGCGGCCCGTTGAACTCCGCCCCGCCCTTCGCAGGCCCGGGGCCTGCGGTGCGGTACAGGTCGGGGTCGGCCTCAATTGCGGCAGTGATGGCGGCGCCGAGCTGCTGCTCGAACTTCGGTGCGTCCGGGTCGAGTCCGTTCACGGAGTCGAGGAACGACCGGCTGTTGAGCAGCCGGTCGGCGCGGGCTCCGTGTTCAGCGGCGGTTTTGTGCGCGGCGAGTTCGACCTTTGCCGTCCGCAGCTCGGCGGCGACTTGGTCGAGCTGCTTGTCGCGGTCGGCTACCGCGGCGGCGAGCTGCGCGGGGTCCTGCTCGCCGGCGCCCCCGTCGGGGTTGAGGGCCTGCTGCACGGCGTCGAGCGCGGTCTGCAACTGGCCTGCGCGCTCCTCATGTTCGGTAGCCCGCTGCTCGGCCTCGGCGAGTTGCCGTTCGTCGGCCGCATCAGGAACCGGTGCGGGCGGCGTCGATGCAGCCTGGGCACCCTCGGCGGGTGGCCCGGTGTGCTCGGCCTGCCCGCCGGTGTCTGGGCCAGTGGTGGGGGCGGGGGCGTTGGGGGTCTCCGGGGGCATGACGAATTCTCCGAGCGTGTGTGGGCATGAAAAGGGGCTCGCCTGTTGGGGCGGGCCTTGGCGTGCGTCGTAGTTCAGCAGTTGCAGAGGGGTTCAGATGCGCTCTATACAGGCTGCTTCAGAGCTGAGAGCCTCCTCGTCACGACAAACCGGGGCGGGAGGGGACGACGGGGTGGACATCAAAAGGCAGTGCCAGCAGGCGGCTGACCCGGTTCTGAGGGGTGAGCAACGATGAACGGCCAGAAGCTAACGGCGCTGGGGGGTCTGGCTGCACTCGCGGGACTGGCAGCGCTGACGAAGTGGGGTGTGGTGAAAGACCTGCTCGACAAGAAGTCAGCGGGGCAGCAGGGGGAAGAGGAAGCGCGGCGCCAGCGTGAGGCCATCAAGCGGAAGCACGAGTACTTCAGTAAGAAGCGGAAGGAGACGGCACGCCGGGCCCGCAGTAACAACCACGACTAGCTGTGTTCACCTTCGCCGGGGAGCCGTGCGGTCTTCGCGTATCCGCGGACCCACGCGGCCCACTCAGGGGAGCGGATCGGGTGCGGGCAGCTCGTCGGCTCGTCGCCGGCGCGGCCGGCGGCGGCGCCGTCGTTCAGCGCACGCACGAGTCGCTCGCGGGTCTGCTCGGCCACTTCTCCGCCTCCTTGACCTACAGCTCGTTGTCACGCGCGTTGCGGCTCTGGCGTGCCGTCTCGGCTGCGTCGCTGCGCTCGCCGGTGACCTGCTCGGTGAACTCTGCAAGCGTAATCCGCGGGTGATCGGCCCACCAGCGCCGTAGCTCTTCTGACGCGCGCGCGTACGCGACGTGCGCCGGCCCGCTGAATAGCGAGAGCGGGTGCACGCCGTCGGCATCGGCGCGCCGGCTGAGCAGCTCGCCGCGCAGCTCGTGCTCGGCTTCGAGGTACTGCCGATAGATGTGCTCGCGGTGCATTTCCCGTATCTGCTCGCGGGTGTAGGCGCCCCGTTGTGCTTGCTGGGCCTCTTCGCGTTCGGCGATCCATCGCTCGGTAGCGGACATGCCGGTGAACCGGTCCGGCTCGGTGTCGTCGCCGGCGAGCCACCCCCATTCATCAGGCGCCGGAATGGGGGCGAGCGTCTCGTCGAGGTGGCGGCGGTCGCTGAGCTGGTCGCCGACGGGGTCGCCGGTCGCGGGAAGCTCGGGCATGTCTGCCGGATGGCGGCGGTCGATCTCTGCGGCGATCTGCTCGGCCTCGTGCCCCCGCGCGTACAGCACCGCCCACCCGAGTACCTCGTCGCCGAACGGTGACAAGTCCGGGGCGAGCTGTTCGGCGGGGAACAGGCCGGCGAGGAGCTGCCGACGGTCGGCCTCGGCGGCGAGGGCGGCGAACTCGGCCTCGTCGGTGGCGCGGCGGACGCGCGCGGCGAGGTCGTCCTCGGACAGCGCGACCAGATCGGCCCGCACGCCGGGCAGACGGGCGGCGACGTCGCGTCGGTCCAACTCCGCGGCCACGGTGAGCACCTGGTCGTCGGACAGGTGCGGCAGCGTGCGGGCGAGCTCGTTGTCGCTGTAGGGGGTGAGGTCCTCGGCGAGCTTCCCGTCGGGCCGCAGGCGGTCGAGCAGCTGCTGCTCGTCGCGGCGGTCGAGGACTTCGGCGGCGCGGTCGAGGTCGCGGGCATCGGGGAGGCCCGAACCGATGGCGTCGGCGAGCTGCTGCTCGCTCATCTCGGCCGGGGTGTGCTCGTCGCCGGCGCGCAGCCGCGCCGCCTCGACGGCCTCGGTCGGCGCTTCCGTGCGCTGCGGCGGGAGGTTGCCGGCGCCGATCTGCTCGCGCTCGCGTTTGCGGCGCAGCCCGGGGTGTTCGGCGAGGTGGTCGCGCATCGCGCCTTGCCACCGGCGCACCTTCGCTTCGGCCGCGCGTTTGGCCTCGGGGGTGACGGCCGCGGCGGCGCGTTTCTTGTGCTTCCTGATGTTCCGCTCGATGGCGCGCTGCCGCTGTCCGGCCTCGTAACCCGAGCCGTCCGAACGCATCGGGGGAATGAGCGAGGTCACGCCCGGTACGTAGGCCGAGACAGAGTGGCGGCAATTGGGATGCTGGAAACCGGCGAGGCGTGCCTCGTCGAGGCTGCCCTGCACCACCACGCGCAGCATCTCGCCGTCGCGGGTGGCGTGTTCGAGCTCGACCGTGCGGCGCCCGTCCGGGCCGTTGATGCTCAGTAGCCGCCCCTCCCAAGGTCGGCACAACGGGCACTCGCGGGGCGCGTTCGAGGCGAGCACGTAGTCGAGGCCGGCCTCGGTCAGGGTGCGGGTGTGGGACTCGATGGCGGCGCGCGCGGTCGAGGTCCGTACGGCCATCTCCGCGTAGGAAGTGAGCTGCCAGCGGCGGCCGGCCCGGTCGGTGAAACCGGAGATGCCGCGGTCGGCGAAATGCCGCATGGCGTCCTGCGTGGCCTGCCGACGCGTACCGATGCCGAGCAGCGGCGTTGCGCTCACCCGGGCGACGACGGCCCGGTACCCGTCCTCGACCGCGCGCAAGATGCCACGGTGCGTGGCGGTGACCAGGTCGACGGCCTCGTGCGCGAGTCTGTCCACAGCCTGTGCATTCGGTGCGATCTCGTCGACCAGGCGCCGCGCGTCGTCCGACAGCGCACCGAGCTCGGCGAGGGCGGAGCGGTGGCCGCGGTTGTAGGACTCGGCCACGACATCGAACACCTCAAGGGACACGGCGCGGCCGAGCTCGTCGACGACCGACTGCGCCGCGCGCCGCATGGGCTGGATGGCGGCGAGCTTGCGCTGTACCCATCCCGGGGCCTCGTAGCCGGCGGCGAGCTGCCGCGCCACGATCCCGAGTAGCCGATCCTCGGCGTCCGCATACAGATCGCGGACACGGTCTGACAGGTCTTCGACCATGTCGGGGGCGACGGGCACGAGCCACCCCCCGAGGAATTCCAGAAAACACGCGAAAACGTGTCATATCCGCAGGAAATGCATTTTTCCCTGAAACCCGTAATTTCGGGATT